AAATTGGTGTTTGGTGCACTACACATCTGGTTGTGCTTAATAAGCGGTTTCTCACTGTTGGGGGTACAAGTTGCCTTATTCGAATCGTAGGATGGCCGCAGTGAAGGGACGATGAAAGTGCTATGTATGAGTTAGGTTGGGCACTGGAATCAATGGAATCATGCATTCTGCCAATTAGTTTCAAGCTGGCTGCCCGACAGGGAAGTGCCGCCTAGTTGACAGGGTGCATTGACGAAGTTCGTGTTTAGCACGGTACTGATGTGACGCGTAGGATGGAGCGTCGCTGTCTACAAACCAAACTCAAACCCCCCAAACCAAGATGAATGTACAACCAACATTTGAAAGCCTTGGTCAACGCGATGATGGAGCTAGCTCCCACAGCGACAGAAATTCACCTACAAGTGGACAAACGTCAAGTGTCAATAACGTTAACCAAGGAGGAAACCGCCCGAATCAGGGGAATACTACCGGTCGAGAACAGCCACGTGCTGACTCCATCCGGGGCGGATTTGCTGGAACATGTCACAATTGTGGAAAAAGAGGGCACAGAAAGAATGAGTGCCCCACGTCGGGAAATGGGCAATGGCGTAAGAAACAGACAACGGATTCGTTGGTGGAAACAATCAAAGACTTGGAAGCGAGATGTGCAGGGGCAAACGACGCAAGTCGTGAAATGGCCCAAATCTTGCAAGAAGCGACCAACGACCGACAGTCAGATGGAAAGTCCGCAGGAGAAGCGGCAAAGAAAGATAGAGACCGTGTCCGTGAGGAAGCACGAGTCGCAAGTAGTATCAGTTCGCTTGAAGGATTCGTTGAATCTTTCGGTGGAATCAATGGTACTCGGCGACTGAAGGAATTGCAGAGCACAGTGTATAAATCTGTATTTTATTATGTGTGTATAATAGTGCTCAGTATTTTCTGCGTGGCAGTCTTTGGACCTATCCTATTTTTTCTTTTTGGCATTGGGTATGTAACGTTTTTCACCCGTGTCATATATTTTTTGGTAGGAAAATGGGGATTATTGGCTATAGTTTTAAGGAGCCTGAAGAACATCAGGATCTTCCTTTTGTGGTTGCAACCTATTTTCATTTGTTATCAATATCCAATTTTATGGTCTAGAGTCCGTAGTCGTTATGATGAGAGAGGCTTACCGCCCGACTCTCAACATTTCACTTGTTATTTTTCGGCATGTTTGACTTTGGGAGTGATTTTTAGGTTTAGTGACAGCATGTTCATATGCTTCTTTGCCTTATTTTACTTCACTAATGTGCTTATTTGGACACATCTGTACGCTTGGGTTGATTTTCGAATGGAGACAGTCACACATAGGATCACCTATTTGCCCGAAGTTCCGGATTTAGATCTGTCGTGCCTGAAGGGTTTTTATAAGAAAACTTCTTGGGCACGAATGGGACTGTGCAGTCTTGTGCCTTTCAGTTATTCACACGAGTATTTGGAACATGAGGTCGCATTGGTCGGTGAGTTGCCGGAATGGGCAATAGGAGGGGACGTCAGAACTACGGACGTTGCCCATATAGAAATTAAATCCCCAGAAATGAAACACCATTTCACACTCAGAAGTCGCCGTGTGTGGAAAGTATACTTGAATTATGAAGGATGGCGCCGGAAGTTATGCCTTGGAAGGTATAAAGGGGAATGGCTGAAAACGTCGATACACCACTATAGTGCCACCCTAGTTGCGGAGATGAACACGCCGGATATCAATGGGATCGATCCGGATGTTCCTCTTTTCAACGCAAGACTCGAACAAAAATTACGAGCATGTCGCGATGTAAATATTAACAAGTTCACCAGCCAATTCGATAGCATATATAAAGGTACTACGAAGTTGGCCCAGCTATTATGGCACGACGCCCGCTACAATTGGAGCGGCGTCCCTTTTCATTAGCCCGCAAGTGTGAAATGTTACTGTATGGTTACCGGATGAGTACGGTGGTCCTTCCACCTGTAAATATGCCCAAAAAAGACACTGAGTTGAAATATGTGATGCAGTCACCGATCGAACAACGACCGGTGGGTGTGTCACTAGGTCCTCACTGTGAAGGATTTGCGCAACCGAAACCGGATTTTAATGATACAGCAACACTCCTTGCGGGCGTGGCCAAACGAGCTGCCTCGCGACATCCCGATCCGAACCAAGAACTACTCTCTGAGCTAGGCGACTTTGTTGACGCTTGGCTCAAACGATTCCTGACTCCACTTCCTGCCGATTCTGATGTCTCTTTTGAGAATTGGATAGATGAGACGAATTATCCGCTGTGGCGTAAGCTGCAGTTGCGTCTCAAATATTCTTTGGTGATGAATCAGTGGGATGATAAACACAAGCGCGTGAAGGCGTTTCCAAAAGATGAAAATTACCCAGAATTTAAGCACATACGAGGGATTTATTCCCGCACGGATGAGTACAAGTGTTTTGTAGGACCGTTCTTTAAAGCAATAGAGAATGTTATCTATACACAATGCCCGCAATTCATCAAGCACGTGCCAGTAGCAGATCGTCCAATGTATATTAAGAACTATCTCATGGGAGATGGACGAGTCTACGCTACTGATTATTCCGCTTATGAGTCACAATTTAGAGAGGAGATCATGCAGATGGTGGAGATGAAACTCTACGATTACATGTGTGGTCAACTGCCTAATTATTGTGATTTTAAGAAGCACCTAGAGACGTTGGTGGGACGACAATATTGCGTGTTCAAGTATTTTCACTTGATCATGGATACCTGCCGAATGTCAGGAGAAATGTGCACCTCATTAGGTAATGGGTTTTCTAATTTAATGTTTGCGACCTTCATCGCGGAGAAAAAGGGTGTAAAGGATTTGAAGATCGTTGTCGAAGGGGATGACGGACTATTCAGGTCGATTGTGAGCTTATCCAGCAAAGATTTTTCTGAGTTGGGATTAACTATTAAGATTCAAGCGCACGACCGGATAGAGACGGCATCATTCTGCGGCATAGTCTTCGATTCTGAGGAACTAATAAATGTCACCGACCCATTGGCCATGCTGGTCGATTTTGGTTGGGGTGACAAGAAATATATCGGCTCAAAAACTTATAAGAAGAAAGTCTTGCTTCGTTGCAAGGCCCTTTCGCTTGCACATCAATACCCAGGGTGTCCAATAATCCAAAGTCTTGCGCATTATGGCCTGCGCGTCACTCGTGACGTCAGGCATGATGCAATGACCAAGGCTATTGAACGCTCGGGTGTTGACATGTGGACGAGAGAACAACTTAGAGCCGCGTATAAGGATGAAAATAAGATAAAGTTCCGAGATCCTGGGCCTAGAACACGAGCACTTGTAACGGAGCTCTTTGGTGTTGATATCAAGGTACAGTTGGAAATCGAGAAATACTTAGATCGTAAAAACGATTTAAGTCCTATCCGTTTGCCTGTACTGTACTCGTTGGTACCTCCATCATGGGTTCAATATTATGATGTCTTTGCCCGAAACACATACCTCGATGAGAAGGATCATCAATTTTTCTGTGGGGATGGTGTCGACCACACAGTTGAAATGGTGAACTTATTTCAGGAGAGCCGAGGGGGTTGACAGGCTACTGTCTA